ATTTGATTTATTAGGACACGAAAGTTTAACTGCTGGAAGTGTTATAGGAACTGTAACTGAATTTGCTGGTCAAAACCTAGCAACTACAATAACTGAAGAAACATCTTGGGCTGGAACTAAATCTCAAGTTGTAGAAGATGGTGGATCATTAATTCTTGCTGGTGACGCAGTTACCCTATTTGACGCAGTAAGTGGTGATTTTGATGATAGAGTTGGTTTCTTTGATGAGGTAGATGGGTTTGAAAGCACAGGAACATACACATTTGCTAATCAAATTTCATTAGGTGCAAAATATCAAGGGAGAGTATCATCTTATTTAAATGTAGATCAATTAGATCGAGTTTCATCATTTGACGGACACGCTGGATTATTTGATTCAGCACAAGGATTGTTTGATAGTGCTGGTGCTTCACCTAATATGGACGCTAAGTTATTTATCTCAACTTCAGATGATAATTCAACTTACACAGCGTTTACACCATTTCAAGATGGTAATTATGAATTTAGATATGCTAAGTTTCAATTAGTATTGACAACAAATACAAGTTCACAATCACCAAAGGTAAACAATGCACAGGTGAGATTATATATGATGGATAGAACTGACACAGGATCTAACATAGCTAGTGGTGCTGGTACAAAAGCAGTTACATTTAACACAGCTTTTTATGCAGAGCCTAGTGTTGTTATTCTTGCACAGAACGCCGCACAGAATATACAAACAACTATTACTAGTAAATCAGCAACAGGATTTAGTGTAACCTTCACTAACGCTGGTGGATCAGCGGTTGATGTAACTTTTGATTACGTTGCCAACGGACAAGGCAGAGCCATATAACTTTACAAATAAAACAAATAACATTATAAGGAGTACATAATGTCACAACACGATTATAACATAGCTAATCAGACTTTCCCAGCTACTAGAACAGATCTGAACAACGCATTAGGTGCAATAGCAACTAATAACGCTGGTAACTCAGCACCAAGCACGACTTATGCAAACCAATGGTGGTTTGATTCAGATGGCAATCAATTATACATTCGCAATAAAGACAATGATTCGTGGGTAAAGGTGGTCACTATTGGTGCAACCTCAGATAAAATTGATTCTATTGCAGATAGTATCTCTATTGCAAGTACAGGTGGTGTTACAATCACAACTGCTGATAATACTGATACACTAAAATTAGTTTCAACAGATGATGATGGTAATCAAGGTCCTATTTTAAATTTTAAAAGAGACTCAAGCTCTCCAGCTGATGATGATATTTTAGGTCAATTAACTTTTACTGGTGAAAACAGTGCTAGTGAAGCAATAGAATTTGTAAGAATAAGAGCTGGAATGGCTGATGTTACAGATGGAACTGAAGATTCTAGATATACTATTACAACTTTTACTGGTGGTTCACAGTTTGGTAGATTAAATATTGAAGCACTAGAAACTGTATTTAATGAAAATTCAACTGACATAGACTTCCGAGTAGAATCTAATGGCAATGCTAATATGCTATTTGTTAATGGTGGTGAAGACGCTGTTGGTATCGGTACTAATGTAACAAATAGTCGTAAATTAGTTATTGGTACTGGTGGTGCAAAAACTGCTACAAGCACTCACTATGTAATGAACATTGGACAAACTACCGAAGCTAGTAGTCACGCAGGACTAGGTGTTTATTTTGTTGGTGGAGCAAGTGCCGCAGTTAGAAAATTTCAATTTCAACCTGTTGAAAATGGAGTTGCTAATGATGGTATAATTGAATTTTGCCCTAATGGTGGGAAAGTTGGTGTTAAAAATTCATCACCAGGTAGAACTTTTTCAGTAGGTGGTGATGGTATAATAGGATTAGAAGGAACTTCTAATGCATTAGCATTTACTGAAAGCAGTTCATTAAAAGCGTATATAGCTTCTCAATCATTTGGAGACCATAATGGAGATGGTTTAGGTTTAGTAACCTCTGGAAATGAACCTATTAAGTTTTACACTAATGGCTCAGAAGAAATGAGAATCGAAGGTGATGGAACTGTTTTTGTGGGAACTACTAATGTCGCTGTTGCCGCAAATGCATCTGGTCTTTTATTAGGTAATGATGGATATTCAGCATTTAGAAGAGATAATGGTGCAGTTGTATATGTAAACAGATTTAATGGTGATGGAACTTTAATTAAACTTCACGGAGATGGCGTCGAAGAAGGTAGTATTTCAGTAAGTGGTACCACAGTCACTTATGGTGGATTTACTGGTGGTCACTGGTCAAGACTTGCTGATAATTCTAAACCAACAATACTTTCTGGTACTATAATGGATTCAATAGATGAGATGTGTGATTGGTATCAAGCTGTGGTAGAAGTGCCAGAAGTTTTATGGACTGCTGATGACCCAGAAACGAAAAATGTTCTTTGGACAGAAGATGATATACTGCCAGAAGGTGTTGAAGTTGGAGATGTTAAAGAAGAAGCAACTAAAACTGTTGGAGATGTTAAAGAAGAAGCACACACAGTAAAAGAATCAATAGCTTTAGGTGATAAATCTGTTGGTGATGCAATTACTTTTACATCTAATGGAACTGAGTATACAGGAACTATCTTTAAAGAAGATGACGTAAAACATACTAAATGTAAAGTGTCTGACACAGTAGATAGTAAAAAAGTTTATGGTGTATTCTCAAACTGGGACGATGCTGATGACGGACTTGATGGTGATGTCAATGATATGAATATTGCTCAAGTAGGTACATTCGTTATAAGAGTAAATGCAGATGAAGTTGTAGAAGCTGGTGATTTACTCGTATCAAATGGTGATGGCACAGCTAAAGTACAAGATGATGATATCATAAGAAGTAAAACAGTTGCTAAAGTAAATTCAACTGTAAAAATTGAAACTTATGCAGATGGCAGTTATACTGTACCTTGCACATTACATTGTTAAGGAGAGAATATGTTCACACTAGACGGAAAAGAATATGACGAAACTAAATTATCTGACAAAGGTAAGTTAGCTTTTGCACAACTTCAATATGTCAGTCAAGAAAGATCAAAACTTCTACTAGAAACTGATCGGCTGAATACAATAGAGGGTGCTAACTCTGCAATCCTCAAAGCTGAACTACCAAAAGAGGAAGCTAATGGCGAGTCAAAGTCAGAAGAATAGTGAAACACTAATTCGTCTTGAAGCTCGGATTGAGACTATTGAGAACAATCATCTAACGCATATCCAAAGCTCGATTGAAAAAATAGAACGCCATATTTCTTCAATATGGAAAGTAGTGGGTATATTGTGTTTTATGTTCACAATCGTATTTGCTGAAACAGTAAAATCATTTATAGATTTATTAGTTATTTAATAGAGGGTTAAATATGGAGAAATGTATTCTCGTAATATCAGACCAACACATACCATACCATCACCCCCAAATGATGGATTTTTTAAAAGCAGTTAAAAAAAAATATAAACCAACTCGTATTGTAAATATTGGCGATGAGCTAGATCACCACGCACTGAGTTTCCACGACAGCGATAGTGACTTACCTAGTGCTGGTGATGAACATAGACTTGCTTTGAAAACTATAAAAGAGATGGAAAACTTATTTCCTAAAATGGATTTAGTACATTCTAATCACGGAAGTCTTGCATATCGTAGAGCTTTTGCAACTGGAATACCAAAAGCATACTTAAAAGATTACAACGATTTTTTAGAAGTAGGTAAGGGCTGGAAATGGCACGAAGATATAACGATTGATACGCCAACAGGTAAAGTTTATTTCTGTCACGGAAAAGTGGCTAATATAGAAAAATTAGTTCAACAATATGGAATGAGTTGCGTGCAAGGGCATTATCATTCAAAATTTCATTGTGTCTATGTTTCAAGACCAGAAGCATTGACATTTGGAATGAATGTCGGTTGTTTAGTGGACAAAGATTCAATGGCACTTGCCTATTCTAGAGTTTTTAAAGATAGACCAATTATTGGTTGTGGCATAATTATTGATGGACTTCCAAAATTACTGCCAATGCAGTTGTCAAAAGGGGGCAAATGGAATAAAGTCGTTCCTTGATGAGTGCATTTAAGAAACAAGTCGGTGGAACACATTACAAAGATCATAAGATACAACCTTATGAATTTATCCAAGAGAACAATTTAAACTACTTACAAGGCGTAGTTATAAAATACATAGTTCGATATCCACAGAAGAATGGAATACAAGACTTGGAAAAGATTATTCACTATTGTCAATTAGAAATCGAAAGGTTAAAGAATGGTAATGGCAAGAATTAAAGTCCCAGATCGTATGCAAACAGTTAATATTCGTATGTCGATAGACAATTTACGAGTGGTGGCTTCATTAGATTATAATTACAGTCCCACAGGAATTACGCCTATGGCGATATGGGTAAAGATTAAACCCAATGAAAGTACATTAGATCGTGAATTACGATCTTCTGGCAAGCTGGCTTCTCTATTAATGCAATATGGGTGTCCGATGAAAGAGATAGCCGACACACTAACAAAAGACAGTATAATCGGACAAGTTGTAAACTATATAACAAAAAATTTAGAGGATATATTAGCTGGTAATCAACCAGATAAAATCCCTAATTTCTCAACTGACATTTATAAAATAAAATAGGAGAAACATTATGGACTTTATGAATTATGTTTGGAAAGTAACTGACATAGCTAATTACAAATTACCACTATGGGCTGTTGCTTTAATTGTAATTGGAGTAATAATTGTATTCTAATGGAACTTAGAAAAAAAACAGACTATCTCATTATCCATTGTGCGGCTACTAAACCCTCAATGGATATTGGGGTTACTGAAATTCGTAAATGGCATTTAGATCGTGGCTGGAGAGATGTAGGCTATCACTATATGATAAGAAGAAATGGTGAAGTTGAATTAGGTAGACGAGTAGATGATATGGCGGCTCACGCATCTGGTTATAATCACAATAGTATAGGTGTTTGCCTTATTGGTGGAATGGCAGAAGATAACTCTGCTGAAAATAATTTTACAGATAGACAATGGACAGCTTTGCTTGATTTAGTGAAACAGATCCAAGCGGACTATCCAGATATTAATGTCATAGGACATAACGAAGTAAGTCAAAAAGAATGTCCAAGTTTTAATGTACAACAATGGAAAGAGGATAATTTATAATGTGGTTATCAATATTACCTTCAATAGTTAAGACTGGTGCAACAGTATTCGCTAACAGACAAAAACAAAAAGTTTTATTATCAGAAGCAGAATTACTACATTCTGAGAAGATGGCTCGTGGTGAAATAGAACTGCAAAAAGTTGTAAGACAAGATAACAACAACGGATATAAAGATGAATTTGTTTTAATTTTAATATCGTTGCCTGTTCTTTTATTAATATGGTCTGTATTCTCAGATGATCCAGATATTCAAGCTAAGATAGATATTTTCTTTGATAAGTTTTCTAATCTGCCTTTTTGGTATCAAGGATTATTTATTGGAATATGCTCGGCAATATACGGATTACGAGGAGCAGACTACTTTAATAAGAAAAAATGAAAAAGGTCAAGGTGACACTTCACCAACCTTTAAACATCTTTACATTAGTTAAATCTCTTTTAACAATCACAATACTAGAAGAAGTCGTTGCACAATACGAAGTCATTGATCTTTATCCTTCATTGGAAAGAACTCACACACTTGAAAAGCTAATCAAAGCCAATAAAGATAATGTTTATGCTAGTGATGTTAAATTAGATTGTTTTTATGAATGTACTGAATTAGAAGATCGAGAACTCTTGGCTGGAAACTTCTCAACCAAGAGCCACGACTTAACGATTAATTAATTTTCTTCTTTAAGTATAGAAGCAAATTGTACCATTTTTTGTTTTAATTGCTTACAGTCATTTTCTGCTAAAGCGTATAAAACATCATCACTCATTGAATGAAAATCTAGAAAAATATGACTTCCTAAAATTTTCATATTTCTATCTATAACTTTTTGTAGTTTAGATATTGTTTGTGCTTTTGTCATTTATATCCTCCTTATAAATCTAGCAGTTGTTTCAACAGACCATATTCCTGTACGCCCTGTATGTAGTTTAACTAATTTATTAGCAACTGTACCTACATCAGAATAAACAGTTTTATCGGTAAAGTTTTTTCTAATATATTTCATCAAGCCGCCTTTAGTCATAACTGATTTTTTAGTTATAACTTCATTGAGCATATCAAAAACTTTTTCCTCTGTTCTCTTTCTGTTTAAAGGTAGATTAGAACTAATATTAGTTCTTTCCTTGACGATATGTTTTTTTACAGGCTCAGTTGATTTTTCACCATTAGAAGTATCAAACCAATCCCCATACATAAACACACGATTTTCTGGTATATCGTATTTACATAAACCATATTTTTTATTCTTATCGTTTATAAGTTTAGCAAGTAAACTATCTTTAGGAATGTTTAATTGCCATATATAATTAAATTGATCTATAATCATTTTATAACTCCCCAAATTCATCTTTAAACATTTTAATATAAGCTATTAAGCCCATATAACCTACCACCCCTAAGAGTGGTAGAATTACAAAGTATAATAAATTTTCCATATTTATCTCGGAGACCTAATTATTAAATGTCTATAATACCATTTGTGAGATAGTTCTTTTAAAAGAATTTCGGCTTCTTGCATTGTTTCAGCCCAACCTCTATTAATTTTAGTTTTTTTGTCATATATATAAAACATAATTATTTACCCTTTCGTTTTGTTTATGTAATAATCATATATTAATAGATATTAATATCTACTAAATAATTATTTATTTTTATTTTTTTATATTTTTTGACACAATTCGTTCTAGTGATGTTCCTAATGTTCCATAATAAGAACGACATATAAGGCTCATTTAGGGGTATTTGAGGGTAAGTGTATATCCGTAATCAATATAACCCACTATTGCGTATTTATGCAAGTTTAACCCCTTAAAAGGGATTATGGCAAATTACCGATATGTTCAGCACAATCTAATTTAAGATAATAGACTTCTTTCTCTATTTTCTCGTTATTATCAAATTCTGTGGTAGCTGGACACATTAAAGTTTGCATTGGTGGCATTTGATTGAATAGATATAAGTTAGTTACATTCCAGCCTATGATCTCACCAGACTCAAAGCTGTTTATATACCAAAACTTTTTGCGGTTATCAAAAGCCTCTTTCATTAGCCTTTTATACTTATCCCTCTCTAAGATGTAATCGTTATATCTATTTAACTCAAAGTCTCGGTGTTTTAATTCAACAATGGCAAATTTAGACTTACAATCAAAATAAGAGTATTCATCATAGTATTGGTATTCTAGGGGATAGAGAGCAAACTTAGTTTTATTTAATACCGATAAGACTGCTAACTCTTTTTCAATCATATGCCCTGTTGAAGTTCTGCTCTCTTTGTTGAATGATAAGACCTTAATAATTCAATATGGATTTTATGAGCCTCGTATTCAGCCCACTTACGACCATAATCTATTTCAGCCTCGTCTATCTTTTCATCAAGTGCTGCTAAATCCTCATCAGCTTTAGCTTTCATCTCAGCGTCTTTTTGCGTAGCTGTTAATCTGTGTTTTAGATATAAACGAGATTTCAAACGATCACGCTGTCTTAATAATGAATCAACACCAACTTTAGATTCTCTTGCAACTTTGCTAAGAGTTTCAGTCTGTTGTTTTAGTTCTTGTAATTCTTTTAATGTATTCATAATTGGCGAGAGGTAAGTAAACGCATAGGGGGAGTCAAAACTTACCTCTCATAAACTCCTTATCTGTTTAGTTGGATAAAGAAACTTGTAGCAATATCTTTCTTCAAGCCTGTATCTAATTTAGCAAGATATTCGTGAGTATGTATTGTCTTAAATATCTTAGCATAAAGATCAGCATAGTTATTTATTTTAGCTTGAATTGGATCGTCTTTAACATTAGCTCCATAATTAAAGTCAGTATCTTCATCTAGATCATCTTTTAATGTTTCAACTGTAGCGTCTGGGAACGCTTCTTTAATATCGGCAACAACATCATTTAGAACTTTTACTTTCTTATCGTTATCAATATTTACCCAACCTTTATTGACATAATAACTAAAAGATATTTTATTACCTTCTTTAGCCCATTCTGGCATTTCATCATTATCAATAAATAAGTTACAAGTAAAATTATTATACTGTTCCTTATAAGAGTTAGACGATTTAATATCTTCATTATCCTCAAGGGGTTTCAAAGACATTCCAAACTTCCCACCTTTAGGCGGAAAGATTTTATTTATTTCGCATTGTATATTAGCCATTATTTAGTACTCCTTCATATAGCTTTGTTATTTGTTCTTTAAACTTCTTATCTGAAAAGTAGAAGCTACTTAAATCTGGGTATGGAAATGATAATAACCAATCAGCTTTTGACTTACACATATCGTCAACCCTTTCGATTAATTTCATATTATGATAAATGATTTCCCACCCTTTTCGTAACATAGCATCTGGTATCTCCAGATAATTAGTTTTCTTATTAGAGACATACAATAGAGCAAATTTTCTATTTTGACCACTTAATTTCCAATATAATGATTGTTGCAAAATATGGTCATATGAGCAAGTTTCTAAAGAACTTGGTACTCTTTTTGTTGTCTTAATATCTATTACTAATGGCATTGGAACATTCTTAAAATAACTAAAATCCAAGAATCCGTGAATACCATATTTTAATCCAAACTCTTTACCATCATTGAATACCCTCTCTTGGTATTTCTCTGGTCTTTTAAGTTGTCTGGATTCTAATTCTTCAGCAATTCTAAATCCACAATCAACAGCAAACTGCAACTCATCATCACTTTGACCGCCTAGCTTTTTCCATTTCTTAGTGGCGTAATCTATTGCTTGATCTTTAGTTGGATCTTTAGCCATCATATAATAAGCCAGACTTTCAGAATTATTTCCCCGTATTGCTTGATCACCATAAGGCTGTTTGATACCCATAATCTTATCGGCAACAAACAACTGTGGCACATTTACAAATTTATTTGCAGATGAAGCTGAATGTTTAAAGTTTTTAAGCAACGACATAAGCCACCAATAGGACAGTTATAATTAAAACAATTACAACAGCTATTACAAACTTTCCAAATGTAGTAAAGTAATTCATAAGTTTTCCCCCTGTTTAATTTTAGATTTAGCCCTTTGTAAGGCTTGTTTATCAAAATGATCTAATTCTTCTGCTAACACCCATTTTATAAATGCTTTATATTCAGCCCTAGTCATTTTAATATTTAATTCTCTATATCCGTGATTCTGATTCACCATTATCTTCATCTCCTAATTCACAGAATACATTCTCACAATCAAAGCATATATTCTGATAGTTAATTTCATCGTGATCACACATAGCACCGCACTCTTTACAAACTAATATTTTCCTACTTGACATTCAATTCCTCTGCTATGTCCTCTAATGTAAATAACATTTTGTCTATTTCGTATTCACACCAGCTTGATTTAACAAAAGTGTATTGAGTGTAAACCATAAACAATAAACATAACGCTATTGTTATATGTAATAATCTATCTACTATTGCCATAAGACTGAATATCCCCTATTTTCTAAACATTTATTAATCATAGTTGCTTTTTTATCTATGGCTTTCGGTGGTAGCCATAATAACTTAGCCCTAGAAATATTATAAACTTTCTTGGTGGTTTCCCAAACTATATTTGTATTATCTTCAGCTATACTCAGACAAGTATAGTAATCATCGTGGTATCTATTCATATCACCTTCTATATTAGCTGATGACTTGCCTCTACTATCAACGACAGGCATTGACGCACAAGCTGTTAAGTTAAATACCACCAATAGAATTATTGCCCTTTTCATTCTTTACCCTTTCATTGTATAGATTTTCTACTAAATTAAAAACTATATATTTTTGTTTCATAGATAGTTTTTCTTCAAGTTCAATTAACATCTGATTAATGTCATTGAATTGTTTATCGTCATAGTTGAAGGCTTTATACTTCCAACCATTTTCTTTAGGTGTATGTTCTCCCATTATAAACTCCTTATAAATTTAGTTAATGCTTCAAAATACCTAAGATGTTTCTTAAAGTTCTCTAAGTCTCTATGTTGATATATTTCTTCCATTGGATCGTAAAATACTTTCATTGTTTCCCTTTCAATATAAATTCGTCAAATATAATTCTTGCTTCTTTGACTGAATATGGTTTTTGTTTATAGATTTCTCTTTCTCGTCTATTCCAACGAAGCCATCTTTGAAACTCATTTTCAATAGTTTCATCTTCATTCAAAATAAACTCTAAATCTTTTGTAATCATTATGCCCTTTCTGGGGTGGCTTACGCCACCCACTCTGTTGTTAAGATATAATTATTTTTTACTGATTCTTTTCTAGTATTATCTTCTCTTTTTAAAGGACAATCTAAAAAATAAATCTTATTAAGTTCATTTACGATTTCACAAGCGTAAAAAGCTCCATCGTGCAAACAATGTGTGCTACTTACTTTGTTTAAAAGTTTTTCACCAAAAGACTGATTAAAACTTCTAATATTTTTTGTGTCATAAATATAAAAGATATCGCCTTTATTAGTTACCATAAAGCCATAATCTTTACTTGCAAAGTCATAATTGTCTTTAACAAAGCCCTCGTATTCGTGATGACCTTTAATTTGTTTTTGTAAATTTAGAGCATCTTCTAAATTATCAAATTTAGTAAATTCAACTATGTTTGTATTTTTATATTTTTGCATTGTATTCCCTTTCGTTTATTTAATATCTTAAATTTATAGATATTTGTTAATATGGTCAATTAAATAATAAAAAATATTGACGTTAAAAAATGGCAGTTTATGGTCGATTTTGAGGCTAGTACCTCTGACTTATGCCCTTTCGTCAAACTAGCCTCACTAAATATGAAGAAAATCATACGATCAACCAAACATTTAAATTTCATTAGATCACTCCCTTGTTACATATCTGAGCAAACACCAAGCCAAGCCTGTCATATAAGAATATTATCAGATGGTGGTACTGGACTAAAACCTAGTGATTTCTTTGTATTACCCTTTATCTACCAATATCATAAAATGCAGACTGATCTTGGGGAGCAATCTTTTTATGCTAAATTCAACATTAATCCTTTTATTGTTGCCAAAGATCTTGTAATAATATCACCTTGTAATAAAGTTAATAATGAAGCTGTAATCAAACAGCTTGAAGAAAGGGCTAAGACTTATGCAAGGATATATCAAGATCAATAGAGCAATATTATTTCACCCATCATTACAAAAAAAAGACAGATCACTTTGCGAGATAGGTGCTTTTATTTGGATATTATTAGAAGCAAGTTTCAAGGATAGAGATTTCGACATAAAGGGACAAACTATTAAATTAAAGCGTGGTCAGTTATGCTGTTCGATCAGTTATATGGCTAAAGCATTTAATTGGAATAGAGCCAAAGTTCAGAGATATTTAGATAAATTAAAAGACAATGGAACGATCCTAACCGATACGCCAATCGATACACCAGCCGATACACCAAATGTCCTTACAATCTGCCACTATGACGAGTATCAAGATATGCCAAACGATACACCAACCGATAACAAACAGAATAAACTAATAAGAATAAATGATAAGAATATAGATGATTTTATGTATATATGGGGAAAGTTAAAGGCTAAAAGAGGTAGTAAGAAGGTAGCTTTACAGAAATATAATAAGATTAAAAACAAAGTACACGCTGACACCTTGATTGAAAAATATAATCAACTTGTTGCTAAAGCCTCCAGCCCAGAGTTTATTCCACATTTTTCAACATTTTTATCTCAAGAACGCTGGTTAGATGAAGATACTATTGTTAAAGAAAAGAAGATAACCCCAGAACAATTTTTTCGTCAGAGGTTTCCTAACACAGTTCCAGATGGTTTTATTATGACATTTCATAGCTGGAATGAGATAACTTTTACCAATGGAAAAGAACAAGTTAGCTTTAATTATATGACTGGTGAAAAAATTTAAGTGACTGGTTAGAACAAATACAGTACACTTCCGATATGGAAGTTTTAAAGAAAGAAGATCGTAGAAAGATAAAGCCTAAGTTTATAGGAACTAAAGAGCAAAAAGCTAAAGGACAAGGCAAAGTCGTGATGATTAATGTTGCTGAGTCTAGTTTAGATATACTGCGATCTAAAAAAGTTTTAAATACTATTCAATATTATACTGCATTAAGATTTCGCAGATTATGGGAAAAGAGTCGTATTGGAAGTTATACTGCTAACTTTAATTCTATTGGTGGTGGCAACGCTTGGCAATCTATGGCTGAAGATCGAATAGATGCTATATATAAACTCAGTCGTAGTCATACTTGGTTAGGTGATTTTGCATTTCAACTAATGTATAGAGTATGCGTAGAAGATTTTAATTTAAAAGAAATATCAGCTATTTATCAATTTAAAAAAGGTTACGCTGGTGATCGACTTAGAGAAGCTACTGAAGAATTAAAAAAATTTTTCGATCAAGCAATTTAATGTTTGACTTTGTCGTCAGACTATGAGATAAATTGCTATACTACCATCCGTGTAGGTATACATATCATTTTAACACTATTTTAAGGGGAATTTATTATGCCAATGGGAAAAGGAACTTACGGATCTAGAGTGGGCAGACCACCAATGAAAAAAAAGAAAAAGAAAAAAAATAAAAGAAAATAATGGCTAAACGAAGAAAGCCACCTAAAGACAAAAAAACAGGATTACCAAAAAAATATTTATCTGGATTGAAAGGTGCTAAGAGAACTCGCAGAGCAAGTCTGATAAAACAAGTATCAAGCCTTTATAAGTCTGGAAAACGTATTCCTAGAGCATTATTAAAAGCAAGGACTAGAGCTTAATGGTACAAAGAAAACCTTTATCAGCTAGTGTAAAAGCAACATTAAAAGCTAAAGCAAAAGCGTCTAAAAAATATACATATAGCACACTTGCTAAAGTATATCGTAGAGGACAGGGAGCTTTTTTAGGTGCTGGATCACGGAGAGTACCAATGGCGGCTTGGTCGATGGGGAGAGTTAATTCATTCTTGAGAGGATCAAGAAAACACGATTTAGATTTAAGGAAAAAAAGAAATGTTTCAAAACGCAAATAATGTACCATTCGGATTATCAGTTCAAAAAGGATTAATCAATAATTTTGATGGAGTTCATAAGTTTGGTTTAAATACTGCTGTTGGAACTTCATTTGAGACTATCTGGGATGGCAATAACACATACACTTATCCATCATCTGCTGGTACTGCAACTGCAACATCAAGCGATACAGCTAGTGATAATACAGGCACAGTTAAGATATTTGGATTAGATTCAAACTATGATTTAGCTGAAGAAACTTTAACAATAGGTGGATCTGCTGGATCAACAAGTTTTATAAGAGTATTTAGAGCAGTTATGATAAGTGCTAATACAGGAACAGGAAATGTTGGAGTTATCACAATAACTGTATCTTCAACAACAGTTGCACAGATTAGGGCTGGTTATGGACAAACTTTGATGTGTGTTTATACAGTACCAAGAAAATACAATGCTTACTTAATGCAGATTGATGTTGGAAGCTCAAAAGATTTAGAGAATGAAATAAGATTTATTACTAAAAAAATTAATGGAGTTGGTAGTGTTTTTACTACAAAAGCCTTTATTACAACCAGAGGTGGATTTGTTGAAAAAAATTATGCAGTTCCAGTTAAAATTGAAGAAAAAACAGATATTGAATTAATAGGAAAAGCAAGTGCGACTTCAGCAATAAGTGGTGGATTTGAGCTTATATTAGAAAAAGTCGATCAATCGTGATATGGGTTTTATCTACTATGCTATGGTATGAGTCAATGACTCAACCTCAACAATCGGATTATATGTTGCAAACCTTTGAAAACAAAACAGAGTGTCAACAATTTATAAGAGAAAACAAGGTAGAATTAGTTGAACAACTATTAAAAGAAATGAAAAATGTGAATGGCTATAAGCTAAAAACATTTGAGTATTTTTGCAAGAAAGAAAAACTATTAGAAGTATGATAACGACAAGTGCATTATTATCAGAGTTAATTAAACCAGCTACATCTAAACAAAAGTTTAGACGCAGACCATTGAAAAAGATGGAGAAACAATTAAACCGATATGCCAAAAGGTTCATCAAATAGCATAGAGCTTCCAGAGTTTGTTCGATTATCTCACTATCGTATTAAACTAATTAAGATTAACAGTCATATTTGCTATGAGATTGGAGAGCAACAAGGATCTTTTCATTCTAAACAAATGATTATATATCTTGATGAAGATATTATTGAAGAAGGTGGCTCGATTGCAGTAGACCTTGTAAAACACGAATTAATGCACGCTATCTATTATGTAAGACAATTAGAAGGTAAGAACGAAGAAGATATTGTAAATGGTATGGCTACACACTATACCGAGATCGAAAAGAACAATCCAGACTATGTGAGGTGGAAACTTCAAAACTTAAATTAAACTGTATTAACAGGGTTTACTCAAACAAAAGAGGTTAAAATGGGAAGAAAACTTAAACAAAACAACGCACAAGAAAGACTATTAGACGCTATAAGGAAAGGTCTAACTATTGAGGACGCTTGTGATTATGCTGGTATCGTTAAGCAGACTTATTATAATTGGATTAATAAAGATGTAGAAACAATCAAAGACGAAACAGCTAAAAAAAATTTTATAGACTTTTTGGACGCTCTAAAAAAGGCTCAGTCAGAATGTCAAATGTATTGTTTAGACTTCCTAATGAAAGATAAATCTTGGCAATCTAAAGCGTGGGTATTAGAGAGAAGATTCCCCGATAGATGGGCTAAAAAAGATATGACAATCAATGAAAATAATGAGAAGGTTATAAACTTTACATACGGATAATGCAGTTAATAAACGATGATTGTTTAAATGCTATGGCTAAATTGCCAGATAAAAGCATTGATTTAATACTTACCGATCCACCTTATGGAACGACACAATGTAAATGGGATGCGATTATACCGCTAGAGCCGATGTGGGAGCAGTTAAAGCGAGTCATTAAACCTAATGGTGCGATTGTGTTGTTTGGTAGTGAGCCGTTTAGTAGTGCTTTAAGAATGAGCAATATTAAAAATTATAAATATGATTGGGTTTGGCAGAAAAGTAGACCAAGTGGGAGTATGTTGGCAAAAAAGCAACCACTAAGAAATACAGAGGTTGTGAGTGTATTTTACAAAAAACAACCTTGCTACAATCCACAAATGATAGAAACAAAAAGAATTGTTGAAAAAACTAGAACGGTGAATAAAGGCGAAATAGTAGGGGAACAAAAACTAACAAGGAAGTTTGATAATAAAGGTTTAGCTTACCCTAGAACAATATTAAGTTTTGGTAACTCAAACCATAAGAGTTTGCACCCAACACAAAAACCATTGGCTTTATTAGAATACCTCATTAAAACTTATACTAATGCAAACGATAAGGTTTTAGATTTTACAATGGGAAGTGGCTCAACTGGTGTTGCTTGTAAGAATACAAACAGAGATTTTATAGGCATAGAACTAGACAAAGACTATTTTGATATTGCAAAAGAACGAATAGAAAGTATTTTAATATAATGGCTAAGTATAGAGGACGAGATGTTAAACTAAACAAACCAAGTCGAGGTGATGTCAAAAAGTTTAAGGTCTTTGTAAGAGATAAGGCAACAGGCAATGTAAAGAAGGTAAACTTTGGCTCTAAGGAAATGAGTATTAAGAAGAACATTCCAGCTAGAAAAAGATCATTTGACGCTAGAATGGGTGGCGTGCTAAAAAGAGTCAAAGGACAAAAGAATTTATCAGCCGCATATTGGAGTTTACAGGCTTGGAAAAAGGGATTTAAATTGTGAATGATAATCAAAAGATTATGCAGTGGCTAAATCAAACGATTAATGGTTTGAAATCAACTGAGGAAAAAGAATTTATATTCAGTAGTGAATATGCTGGACGGAAAGTAAACATAAGAATAAAGATAGATGCCATTAACAAGTCCTCAGAAGCAAGTAATCGAATCTCAAGCTCGTAATAGAGTATTAATAACAGGGCGTAGATTTGGTAAGACTTTTATAGCCATAGGCGAGTTATTAAACTTTGCTTGTAAGAAACCCAGACAAAAAGTGTGGTATGTAGCACCGACTTATAGACAAGCTAAACAGATATGTTGGGCTAAATTAAAAGAAGTTGCTTTAGAGAATGATCTAGTCAGCTACATAAACGAAACAGATTTAACGATAAGACTACACAATAACTCAGAGATTTCTTTACGAGGATCAGATAGATCATACGATCAATTAAGAGGTGTAGGATTAAATTTTCTCGTATTGGACGAGTTTGCTGACATTCCAAGTGACGCATATTATTCAGTGTTAAGAGCCACATTGTCTGACACTAAAGGTAGTTTCTTTGCTTGTGGAACGCCTAGAGGTTATGGTAATTGGGCTTATGATCTCTATATGAAGGGCAAAGAGGACAATGATTGGAAGTCTTGGCAGTTTACAACACTTCAAGGTGGACAAGTAGAGCCAGATGAGATTGAAGCCGCTAAGTCTGATCTTGATGAACGGACATTTAGACAAGAGTATGAAGCAACCTTTGAAACATATGCTGGTGCTATCTATTACAACTTTGATAGAGAGCAAAATGTTAAGACTTTAAAAGATAATAACACTACATTACATATTGGAATGGATTTTAACATTGATCCAATGAGTGCGGCAGTGTTTCAGATACATAACAATATTATTAATTTAATTGATGAAATAGTTATATATTCATCAAATACAGACGAGTTGGTTAAGGAAATCAAAACAAGATACCCTAACCGACAGATAATAGTCTACCCAGATCCAGCTTGTAGGCAAAGAAAGACCTCTGCTGGTGGAATGACTGATTTAAACATATTACAAAACGCTGGATTGACAGTAAGAGTTAAAAATGCACACCCTCAAGTAAGGGACAGGATTAACGCTGTTAATTCACGATTAAAGAATACAAACGATCAAAGAATGATGTTTATAGATCCAAAATGTAAGAACATCATTAGAGGATTGGAAAGACACCTTTATAAAGAGGGGACAACGCAACCAGACAAGGATAGCGGATTTGACCATATGAACGACGCCATAGGCTATGCGGTAGATTATTTGTTCCCTATAAGAAAACAATACACAAAACAATTACCTCAAAGATGGAGCGTTAAATAATGTACATAATGAATCAAAATATGGATTCCTTAATTCGAGATAAAGAATTTATGGAAAACCGACACGATAACTATGATCTGATGATCCCTAGATGGAATTTTTATTTAAGATCATACTTAGGTGGAGATGAATACCGATCTGGTGGCTTCTTACACGAATACGCATTGGAACTAGATTTAGAATATCAAAATAGAATTAACTACACACCAATAGACAATCATTGTAGAAATATCATAAGTATTTACTCAAGTTTTTTATTTAGAGTACCACCAACAAGAGAATATGGCGTATTGGAGAGTGATCCTAGTTTAGAATCATTCTTAAGTGATACAGACCTTGATGGACAGAATTTTAATGCGTTTATGAAGAACGCACAGACTTACGCTGGTGTTTATGGGAATGTTTGGATATTTGTAGAT